ATACTTTACCTCATGGTAAGTTAATTCAGTTTTACTATAACATATCTTTAAGATATCTCTCTTAATTACAATTCCATCTTTGTGTGCTTTCTTAAGTACATCATTACTACTATAGTAGTTTTGATATGCAGATTTTGTTACTACTTTATATTTTTTAAGTCTCTTATCTGTAGAGATAGATTTTTTAGCTAGTTTTTTCTTAGTATTAGAAAAGAAGTTTTTCTTTCCTATATAACTAACAGCTTTACCATTAATAATAGCTGACATTTGATATACAAATCCTATAGCTCCTTCAGGTATAGACTCTTGACAAAATATTTTTCCGTTAATTATCCAGCTCATACTTTTATAATTCTTAAGTGAGGAAAGTCTGATACAGACTTAACAAGAGATGCTAATGTTTGTACAGCATGGTCTTGGCTACCACATATCATTGTTATTTGTACACCGCCTTTAGTTTTAAAGACATATTTTTTTGCACCTTTACTCATGTAAATCTAATTTATCTATATTGTTTAGCATATAGTTTACTTTATCTTTGTTATCTTTAAACCAGGTAAGTACACTAAGATCAGTATCTATAGTCATAGTTGTTTCATCTTCCATTAATCTTAATATAGTATATACATTATTCTCAATAGCTTCTAACTCTGTTTTGTATATCTCTCCATCATCAGATATATACCCTTCTGCTTTACTTACTTTCATTTGTTATTGGTTTTAATACGTTAGTTAGTAAAGGCATTAGTATATCCCTTACTTTGTTGACACCGTGCACTTCTATAGAGTCAGATAAATCTTTCTCTAGGTCTAGTACAACATAAGGTATACTATATTTATCTTTATACTTTTCCATTGCTCTTACACCTGCTTCATCTTTATCAAACAGGGTGCAGATACTTTGGTATTTATTTTTAAATGCTGACATAACATGTTCTGCAATCATAGTGTTCTCACTATCCGGGGCTATTACATCTGCGTTCTTAAATCCCAATTTAGCAAAGGTCATTAGATCTTTTAGTGAACTACATATAACTAGATATGGTTTATCCATAGTGATCTGATCCATACCCTGAATATAATCTTTTACCTTCAGAAACTTATTATCTTTTAACTTAGGTTGGTATATCTTATACAAGGCACCATCTTTTCTAAAGTACCCGTAAATATTATTAGACTTAATACATAGAGACTTAATCTCATCATCTTGTTCCTTTTCCATAGTATAACTATCTAAAGGATAGACATTATACTTTTCTAATAGTGTGGAACCTATGTGATACCTAGACCAATACTTTTGATCTAAGTTAGTCCAAGTCCTTGTCTTAAACTCTACAACCTTGTATTTAGAGTGCACTTTAAATTCTTTTAGTACTACGTCACCGTGGTTAAGTATATACTGATTATAGTCACTCACAATTTTATATGCAGCTTCTCCTCTACTAGATAGATTAAACATAAGTACTACTAAGTTAATAGCATCTCCTCCTTTATCTGTAGAGAAATCTTTAAATTTATACCTACTATTCTTAGCATCATAATAGATACACATAGACGGTGTCCTGTCTTTATGATTGAATACAGATTTAATCTTTAGATCCTGACCTTGTAATCTCTCACTAAGATTTAAATAATATTCATAAACCCAGGTTAATGGGATATCTAATACGCTGGATACTAGTGACTTAGTTCTTATCATAACTATAAGAATAAAAAGGGAGGCTGTTACACCTCCCCTTATTATTAACAATACATATACTACAATTCAAAATCACTAGATGTTGTTGTAGAGGCATCACCAAAACTTACAACATCTTTAACTTTAGCTTTTCTGATATGATCAGCTTCAGTAAATTCCATGATTTTACTTCCTGGTTTGTCAAGCTTCTCAAAGGCTACTCTTCCTTTAGCATACTTAGGTAAGAACAAGTCAAAGTTAGTATAACCTTCTTTGTTCTGATATTCTTTACCACCTAAGCAGAAGTTTAAGAACATATCTTTGTATGGTTTCTCATTACCAAAAGCTTTAACTAAAGTTTCAATAGTATCATACTTACCATCTGCATCATCTAACCAAGTTAAACCTAGTTCTTTACAGATGTTATTGATAAACTTTAATATCTCATCATCTCTCTTCACAATAATGCCAGACTTTGTAGTACCGTCAGCAAATGCATACTCACCAGCTTTAACTCTACCTACCTGACCTTTATGTCTACCTAAGTTAGGTTGATCTTTATTAATAAAGAACCCTTCAAAATCTGCACCCATATCTGTACCTTCTAGATTTAAGACTACATTGTATGCACCCTTAAGAATAGTAAACTCTTCTAAAGAGATGTTAATAATTTTTGCTACAACATTTCCCGGTTGTAATGTTTTTGGTACTCCTGCTTTTGCTGAAGTAATGTTTTTTGTGCTAATGCTCATTTGTTTTTTCTTTTTTAGTTGTTAATTTATTTTTCATATTCATTTATTGCAGTACGTACATACTCAAGGTCATTGGGTATTTCAAATGTATCAAACATACCTCTTGGTGACTTGCATGTATTCTCTCCATTGTTCTGGGTTTCAAACACATAGCGTACATTACCTTCCTTATCTTTCTTTACCTTACCAAATAGAACTATACTGAATAATCCCTCAAGAGTTAATGCTTGGTCTATCATTTTACCTATAGTTTTAGCTTTCACTCTCTTCTTACCATCCATGTCTAGTGATTCTTCAGCATGTGTTAGAAAATAAATCTGTAAGTCTTCTCTTAGATCTTTAGGTCTTTTACCTACAGCTGCTAAACCCGCAGCAATCTGTGTAAACTTATCATAACCTTTCTCTGTTGATCTGTCAAAGTACTCAAATGCTGACATGTATTGCCAATCATCTATCACTAAAGTTTTAATATGAGGCATGCTATTAGATATATAATCCATAGCTTTGATAACACCATTAGGTGTACTTGTATTGCTCATGTTACCTTCAGGATTCTCTTTGTTTAAGAGAGTATACTTCTTCTTCCAACCTTTAAAAGGTAAAGGTTTGTTAGCAATGTTAATAACAAAGGTTTCTTTAGAATTTAAATTCTCTATACTGGTAGACTTACCAGACCCTGATTCTGCAATAATTAAAATACTTTGTGCCATTTCTTAGTTTATAAGTTTATTCAACCATTCTTTATTACTTACCGGTTTCTTTAATAGTAAAGCTGCTATGTCCCTAACTGTTAGTTGGTCTAAAGAAGCATCACTATTAGGATCCATTAAGTCAAACTCCATGTTCTCTTGCTTTGTAGCTTGAGCAACAGGTTCTTTTTTCTCTGAAGCTTTGATTAAGATTAACTCTGATACTGGTACCAAATATCTTTGGTCTACCATTTTACCATCAGCTTTCTCAATAACCTCAGTCTTGTCATACTCTTCTTCAAAGTATGGATTAAATTTCCATTTATACAATCTTCTTTGTGCATCTTCAGGGATAAGGTCCCTGCTAGCAAACTCAGTAAAGATATCTGTACCTTTCTTGAGCTCACTATAAAAGAAAGAAATATGGATTTCACTTTTTCCTATAGGTCTATATGCCATCTTTGGTATATAATAGGATTCTGATTCACCAATAGCATCTAGTAAAGGTTGTTGAAACTCCCTTAATACTCTTAGCTTTTCTCTTCTTTCATCTACTTTTGTTGTGTCTGTTGTTTTTATTCCCATTTTTATCTAGTTGTTACTCTTCTTTCTTGCTGAGGTGGTGTCTCCATCTCTACAATTTTCATTCTTTCAAATTCTGCTTTAAAGAAACTCATTCTAGCATCACCATTCCTACACTTTAGAAAGTGTAAGACTAAGATATTGTCATTGTCTATAACATATCTATCTGGTCCATAGAATCTTATCTTTCTTTTGCCAGGTCTATCTATACCTATCACAGTATCAGCATGTTGCAGTAAAGCATCCGCACCAAATATGTCTGACTCTAGTACATGATTACCATATTTACCATCTTCATTTCTCTCAGGACTATTGATGTCCCTGTTTAATTGTGTAAGGATAATAAAGGCAACCGGGTATACACGCTTAAGATTAGTTAATGCTTCACCTAAATTGTATAAAGTATCAAACTTATCCTTTTCAAAAGCATCTTTCTTCAATAGTACAGAGTGATCCAATGTGATAATAGTCTTCTTATAAACCTTACCAGCATCTGTCACTGTAGCATTATGTTCCATATATTCTCTAATGATTTCTTTAAACTCACTAATAGTACACGGTTCTTCTACTATATCTATTGGATACTTAATTCTTTCTTTAGCATGTTCATAGCATACTTTAAGTTCTGCATCTGATAATGTACTACCAGCACTACATAAGTGCTTGTATGTTACACCTAATACAGATGAATACTCTCTGATTGCTGAAGTCCTAGCTAACATCTCAAACTGAAACTCTAAAGCTCTGAAATCTTCTCCTGCATTTAATCTAAAAGCTTCTCTAACTATCTGATCTTTGATTAATGTTTTACCACTAGCAGGTCTTCCTCCTATAACCGTAACAGAATGCCATTCTATACCGTCTGTGGTAGCATCATTAAACTTTTGCCAGGGAGTTTTAATACTTTTAATTAAACCTTTCATCCTACCTTGCATATACACTAGAGAATCTAAGAATCCATCTCTCTGTGTTTTCCATGCATTATTGTTCCGTTCTTCAGTCATTATTGGAGAATATTTTACCAACAGGTATTATACCAGTTAGTATAAATTAATTAAAATTATTTATTTTTTTATGCACCCAGACAAATACTCTGTGCATGGTTGAGATGAAAAACTCAAGCAGCACAAATTTAAATAAACTTATTGGAAAAACAAAATTATTTATACATAACCAGCATACAATTGTACATAATATAGAATTAATAAATAATCCCATATCAAAACCTTCTTCTTTCATACTACATTCTGTTTAAAGTGATTGTCTGTATTTAAATCATCACCTGATTCAATAATAGAACAGTAATTAGCTAGCTCTGAAGCAAATGTATTACCATCTTCTTTCTTGCGTATAAAGTACTGTGATGTCCTCATATACATGAAGTTAACCTTCTCAAACTCATCTACATAAAAAGCAGTTGCTTTTAATACAGTGTCCCATGTATAAGAATGATTAGCAAAGAACCATTTAAAGTTATTCTCTAAGTTCTTTTTATCAGCTCTTGCTGGTTTACCACTAGGAAGTTTACCTTTAGGGAATAGTTCTATGTACTGAGATATGTTATCTAATACGTTAGTCTTCATTGCCTCCGGTACTTTATCATCTTTAACATCAGATGATAACTTAGATAGAAGTAAATCAGCTTTAGGTAATAAAGTATACTTGTACCCTTTACCATTGCTTTCATCTTTAATCCATTCATCAGATACTAGTACTCTAATCTCTTGATGTATATTTACTACAGATACCGGTTTATTATACTTGATACAGTATATTACATATAACTGATTAGGTGATAAGTTCTCCTTCAACACCTGAGTAAACAAGTGAATTATGCTCAATTCTTTTTTCAATTTCATCATGTATTAGTTTAAGATTGCGTACTGTGATTAAATCATTTATATCTATTAAGTTTGATATAATTGTAGAGGCATGAATCACAGTAGCATGGTTATAATCTAGGTATCTACCTAAATTTGTAACACCATACCCCATTTTTACACCTATATAGAAGAATATATGTCTAATTTGCACTACAGTTCTCCTTCTACATCTTTTCTTGATATTATAATTATCACGGTCTTCTACAAACATATTACAGATTTCTTCTAGTTCTTTCATACTTATAGGAAAATAATTAGTATGATTAAACTTATACATAACTGCGGGCACTACACCAAATCTTAGATAAAACTCATTTTTAAACTTATTAATGACCTCATATGCCTGATCACTAACTTTATTTCTTCTAGCTTTTAATAAAACATCCTCGTTTTCCTTATTAATTACTGCTTTATATTTAGATTCTAAGGACTCAATTTCTTTACCAGACCAATTTTTTATACTTTTTTTCATCTTATTATTTGGTTTTTATTTATATTTGTTATATGAAAACTCAAGGTTACACATATTTAATAATAGCTATACTGGTAATAACTATAATCATATTATCTACTAGAACTACTAGTATAGAACCTATTCCTTTTGATACAACTAAGTATACAGACAGTATTAAAAAATTAAATACATTGATATTAGCTGATGAAAAGAAAGTAGCATCTTATGAAAAGACTATAGATAGTCTTAAATTATTACCAGAAAAAATTAAAATTAAATACTATGAACAAAAGTCTAAAATTCCTAATGCTTCTGTTGCTGAATTGGACAGCATTATCCGCTCAAATGCAGGACTCCCGCAAAGATAGCACAATTAAATATAATCAGCAAGAGCTGAGTATAATTTCTCTAAAATTAATAGAGGGTAATGAATGTGCTGAACTTTTGAATGTTGCAAATAAAGAACTAGCTTTTAGTGACAGTGTTATATTATCTCAAAAAGATATTATAAAAAAACAAAAAATGCAAGTCCGGTTAGCAGATACTGTAATGACTAAACAAACAGAAGTTATTACAGGATTAACAGATAATATATCTAAAGCTAACACTAAGATTAAATGGATAAAGATAGGTTGGGTATCAACTACCGTAGCTATTATATCCTTATGGATCTATTCTATTTTGCCTTAGCTATATATATACCTTCAGATCTACCAAAATTTACTGTAAAAATCATATCATTACTTATTTCTATAGGTTTTCCATCATTCATAATAAATGTATAGTTATCACCTGTAAAGTTTAAAAAGAATAAGAAATCACTAAACCAGTGTTTATGATACTCATTACTAAAATCTATAGTTTCATTATCACTATTTAAGTATTCTTTTAATGGTTCATGGTATATCTTTAGATTATCATAGTTATGATTAAGTACATTAAACTTATGTATGCATAATCCAAAATCTTCATATGTAGTTACTTCTTTAAGATGATCTATCATACTGTTATACTTACCACCTGGATACATATCTCCATTGAACTCATCTGAATATCCTATCCAGATATCATTATCTTTTTTATATAATATATAAGGTGTTCCTCTTGTCATACTTACGGGTGGTTCATCAAAGTTATTTGTCACCATTTTATATCATAGTTATAATGGTTTTTTACTAATTTACTTGTCTTGTTAAATATATCATTGCAATCCCATTCTTCTAGACTCTTATATGCTGCAAATGCAGGATGTGTACACACTAACTTATGATTGTTATTAGATACATCATCTATTAGTTCTGTAGCTTTCTTACCCATAAATATATAAACCAAACCTGGATTAAAAGAATTGAGTATGTCTATAAGAAATGCTATGAAGGGCTGCCATATATCATAATGTTTACCTATCTTACCTATTTCTGTAGTTAAAGATGTGTTAAGCAACAGTATACCTTGTTCTGCCCAATGAGACAAATCCGGGTTACTGTGATACTCCTCACCAAGGTAAACAGTTTTATGAACAGCTTTTAACATATATCTAAGGGAAGCCTGTGGTTTATTCTCATTACTACATGAAAATGCCATACCATCAGCAACTCCTAAATAAGGATAAGGATCTTGTCCTACTATAACTACCTTAAGATCAGAGTAGTTACATTTATCAAATGCTGAAAACATCTGTTTAATAGGTGGGGTAAATCTCTTACCGTTCTCAACCTCCTTAACCAGTTTATTAAGTATATCATCAAAGTCCTGACTAAGGATAAATGTTTTAAGTTTATCTCCCCAACCAGAATCCTTTAATTTTAAATATAACTTATTTTTTACATCTTCTATGTTTACTTTATTCATATTTTATTTATATTTGCTACATGGCTAAGAAAAACATAACTGTACTTAAGTTTGAAACCCTTGTGGATTTAAAGATAAGCGGTGCATATTATGCACGTATACAAGATTTACTATTATATATCACAACAACTGGTGATAAAGAAACTATTATCAAAGCTTCAGAAAACCTGAAGAACAAAGTAGAACCAACTAATGCTCTTGAATATAACCTAGAGACTTTACTTATCTTAATAAATGAGATAGAGTTCCAAGCTAAAGAACAAAGTAAGTTTGACCAGCAAGAAATAGATTTGCCAGATGATGATGTAGATACAGATGATAGTAAAACCACATCTACCAAAACACCTGTCTAGTCAATCAGTCTTGTTAAACCAATGATTGCTGCAAATATATCATAAGAATCCATACTTTTTTTATTACTAGTAATTATAATAGATGGACCATCAACACTTATTGTAAAAACTGTCTCAGTCTTTTCTTTAGTTTTAGTTTTCTTTGTTACTTTCTTTTTTGCTACTTCTTTTTTTACTGCTTTTTTCATTTGGTTTTAGATTAAAGTTTAATGTATTGTTCCAGCACAGTTTAATCTGTGTGCTATTGTAATGTTTTATTTCATTAGTATCTTGTAGTGCTACTACCCAGATAGTGTTTTCATGTGGACCATAGTCCATAATAAACAATACTTGACCGTCACCATGTGGAGTGGTTACCCATAAGATCTGTTGTACTTCATGAATTATTGTCATTCTTTAAGATTATTTCTCTTAGTGTATATGTGATTTCCATTAACTTATCATAGACTATATCCTGGTCTTCTGCTGCAGTCTCATAATCAGTCATCTTATTTAGAGCTATCTCATAATCTTTGACCGTGTCAAATAGATTTTTAAAATAGGATTTAAACTGATACTTATGTTCCGGTAGTGTATGTAATAGTTCTGATAAGCACTTAACATGTGCTAACATCAAGTTAATATTCATAGCATCTTCCTTAGAAAGTGATTGTTGTGTCATCTTATTTATTTTTACAGATTTCTATTAGTTTATCTAAACAGGCACTTTCTGCTTCTTCGTAGGTATCATGTAATTCATCTCTAGCATCTGTAGAAAGAAAAGGCATATCAATACCATTTATATTCCAAATATATCCTGTAAACTGTTTGGTTTTTTCTACATTACCTCTAACTGTGCTTGAATAAATGTACCCTTGGATACCATACTTCTCTCTAAACCATCTAAATGCTTGTTGGTATAAGGGAGCATTCAATAATTTTCCTACAGCTACTGTATAAAAATCACCATCTTTATCATAATAACCAAAACATTCTTTTTTAAAACCTAACTCTTTAAGAGCTAGAGCTTGTTCATATGTTATAAATTCTTTTGTCATGTTATTTTATATTAGTTAGTAATTCTTCCCATTCTTCTTTTTTAATATAACCTGTTTCACCTGCATAATACTTAGATTGTTGTAAATCTTTTATTTTTTCAACATGTAGTTTAGCAAATTCAATCATTGCTTCGGTTACATCTATTTTAAACATTTTCTGAAGTAAATCTTCAAATATTTCTTCTTCGTGTATTTCAGATAATTTATCTTTTAAAAACTCTTCTGCTGTTGGTATATTATTTTCCATTGTCTATAGGTTTAGGTGTACATACATGACCATCACTCCATTTAATACCTGGAGGAGGTGTTAATTCTGGTGAGCTGTACTTGGTACCACACTCACTACATATAAAGTTATTCATTCTCTTGTTTTTTAATTATGTCATACCTATTATTTATATCATCTGTTAAGTATTTACCATTTTTCTTAAAATGAAATACATAAACAGATCCATCTTCTTGAGGAACATCAGCTTCATAAATATAACTTGTATTAATATCAGAATATCTAAGAGGGCCTGTTTTTAAACCATTTCTTAAAAAGTAATGCTCTCCAAGTATTAATTCTTCTTCAATTATTTCCATTGTCTTGTTTTTTAGTTGGTGGATTATAGTTATCTACTAACCAGCACTCAAATATAAGTGGTGGTGCACCCTTTTCTACTTGTTGAGTAGCTATGTGAAACTCTGTGAATATAGTATCCCAAGAAGAATTATCTCTAATGCTGTTTAGTAAACTAGTTTGTCTAGTAGGATTACATTCACAAGGCATAAGAACTTCGCATCTTGGGCATATAATATTTACTTTAGGATACTTAGGCTCATTAAACTCAGGCATTGGTTTAAAGTTTACAGTTATATCACCTTCCTTCATGGTTATCCAATCATTATCTTGTTTGTTTAATGCTTGTAAATAATCTTCAAGATTAGAATCATCTCTTTTAGCATAAGTATACAACTCTCTCATATCCTCTTCAGTATATCTCATAGCTTTTGTATTTTCTTGACCTTGTTTATAACCATGTATAAAAGCATCTTTGCCTCTATAATGATAATGTCCATTAGTAAAATCTTCAGCTTTATCTTCTATAGCTTTGTTGAGTATTTTATCCCAACCTTCACCACCTTTCATGGGTACATAAGCTTTATCTATAAGTTTTGCTGCTATGTCTATACTATGATAAGTTGGGTTATGAGGTGGATTTGGATACTTTATAATCTCAAACTCTACTTCTTTGCCTATATTATATTGACCTGGTCTGTTTACTTCATAGTAATCACTATCTATAAGAGGTAGTATTCTTACTCCTGTATTACCATAGAAGAGATCATCTTTAGCATAATACCATACCTGCCAACCACTTTCTGTTTTATGTAATGTTCCTTTCATTAGTCTTTTTTATTATTAGCTTTACCTATACAATATCCAGCATCAGATTTATTATCAATTCTTAAATTTTGATTCTCTACTTGCTCTGTTTTAGTTGAAAACTTTATATTACCTCTGATGTAACCTAATGTATTATCAATTCTATCTAAAGAAAGTTCAGAAGAATTTAACCAATTGTCATAATTTGCAATTCCTTTTATCCAATCAATAAAGTTTTCATAAGAATTTTTAAAATAATCTTCCATAACAACTCCTTTTTCTCCATAGTATTTGTAAGAATGGTTTTTAGGATTATAACATCTTTGTATAATGTTACACCAAAGTTTATAACCTTTAGTTTTTGTTAAATAATGTTTTTGATAATTCCTTTTTAATTCAAGTGTTTCTTGTTTATGTTCTTCTTGTGGAATGATGATTTCATAATAACAATCATCACCAACATATTCAACCTCCTCACAACTTGGATTTTTAACAAACCATTCTAAGAACTCATCATCAATAGCTTGTACACCATCTTTGATTAAGTCTTGGTCTGTTGTTAGGATGATTTTTCTCCAATTACTTCCTATTAATACATCAGCTGTATAATCTGCCTTACCTATTATTTTGTCAGGAAATATAATAGTTTCATTTAATCTACCTATATTAATACACCAATCTCCATCTTTAATTTCTTCATCAGAAGTGATGTAGATGTTGTTGTTTATTTTATGTATGTTTTTCATAGTCTTGTTTTTTACAGATTTTACAGGTTAATTTATGATACTTATCATGTACCCATAGTCCTAATAAAAGAACTAGAACTATGGGTAGGCCAAGTGTTATCCAAAAGCTTATCCAGGCATAGTACATTATCTTTCTCATATTAGTCTTATTTGTTTAGTATTGTTTTTAACTGATTAAATATACTTTCGTTTTGCTCACCCCAATACATATCACATTTATTATCCTTTATAGGAGATTCCATAAAGTAAGATTGCCATACTGATTCCTTAGCTGTGTATCTTTTGCACTGGTCTTTGATTGGGCAGTTTACACCTTTGCATTTCGTTATGTCTGACATAATTAGGTTTTTGTTAATTAGGTTATACCCTTTCTATTGTAAAACAAATGTAAGGATATAACCTTGTTATTTTATCTTTTTAGTAACTCATTCTCTAGTAGGGTTAACTTCATAGATAAGATTTCTATCTTAGTTAATACTAATAGCTTTTTATTATACTGAGTATTGCATATATAAACCTGAGGTTTACTCTGCTTTACAATCTTAGAACTCATATGTTATAGTCATTTTTCTTACACCATTGGATAGCTACATTACCTAGTAGTTCATGTAAGTCCACTAGTCTATCAGCATCTATACAATTGATAGCAAATATTACCATACCCGGGGATAGTTCCTGTCTTAGTTTACTCCATACAGGTATCATCCAATCCCAAGATGTGTGATACTTTAAATCTTCTAACTTAAGTTCTTGATCTTTTTTTCTAGGTACCTTATGTTTTCTTTTAACATAATCTACCCCGCCCATGTATGCTGTGATAGCATTGTTACGTTGTTCTATGATCATAAGTCGTCTGCTTTATTATTAAATTCATTTATCTGGTTTATTACAGCTTCTCTTTCCATGATAGCTTCTTGTCTAGGTTTATCTAGTTCAATAATACATTCACCTCCACCCGCTAGGTCAGCTTCTATCTCTTCTAAAAGCTTAATTAAACTATTAAGCTTAGGTATATTCTTCTTAGTTGCAGACAAGTTACTAAAGTGCTGGTTCATTACAGCTATAACCTCTCTATAGAGGTATATTGTTTTTAAGTTTGTTTTCATTATCTAAAATTTATATTTGCTAGATCACCTATCTGTATGATAGACTGTATTACTAGAGCTAACTCTTCTTTAGAGCAATCAGCAAATGATTTATACTTATTATTAATGAGCATACCATTTCTTCTTTTGACCTCTGCTTTCATCTCATCAAATGTATAACCTAGTTCTATTGCTAGTTCTCTTATACATGCATGTATCTTAGCTATCTGTGCTAAGGTTCCGTTATCTACATTAGAATCCATGAAGATAGATATCTTCTGACCCTCCTGTAAACTATCTATAAAGTTCTTGTAAATAATATCTGTGGGGCTGCAAGCTATTAGCTTACCGTCTTTCTTTATAAACTGCCCCTGGAATACGTTGTGTATTTCTTCCATTCAGTAAGGCATTTTCTCTAATTTCTATTTCTTTTCCTGCAGTTGCTTCTTCTAATAGGTTATCTATTAGTTCTTCTATCTCTTCTGCTGTGTCTAGTTGATCTGCTATTACAGCAAATCTCCATGCTCCAAAGTATGTATAAGGGAAGCAGTC